CTGATTTTGACTTATTATAAGAAAATGCAACCGCCGCCCTTGCAAAACTTTCTTGCGGTGACTCTTCGTGATCTTGCATATAATAATCTTCAAGCAATTTCTTCGAAAAGTCTGTTAAGTTGTCATCATAACCTGTATCAATAGTAATGCCACAGCATTCTTTTTTCATATTTTAACCCTTATTCTAATCTGAACTTCCTACTTTCCCGCTCTTTCTTTGTGAAAGTTGGGATAGATTTAAGTATTCATCTTCATCTATTTCAGAATATTGGTTATCACATTTAACTACAATAATTTGAACAGGAAGTTTCTGACCTTTTTTTATAATATACTCTTCATTACTAATGTTTACAAGATTAACAAATATTTCTCCTGTATAACCTTCATCAACTACTCCAGCTCTATACTTTAACGGTGTCTTTGTAATAGATCCTCTCTCTTTTATTAGAGAAACGTACCCTTTTGGTGTAAAAACATGAAGACCTGTGCTTATCATTACACCTTTAGAATCAGAAGATGAAGGCATCACAGAAATATTTTCTCCTGAGTTGTAAAGGTCTAATCCCGCACTTTCGCCGCCATAAGCAGGAACATAATCTTCAACATCATTGTCATCTAACACTTCATCTAATTTTTCATTACAGTAAATCTTAATCATCTTTTTTATTAACTTCTTTCCACTTTTCTCTAAGCTTTTCTTTCATTGAATTGTTATCTTGCGTCACTACTTCATTGAGCGACATTTCAGTATCATCTAATATTTCAAACTTTGATTTTGCTGTGTCTATGTTTATAGGGAATAATAGCCCATCACGACCAGCTCGATTCTTTGCTACAAAAATTCTCCCGCTTCCTGTTGACTTTTCCATAGGCTTTCTACTTATTGACAACACTACGTCAGCAACTTGCGCTTTAGCATATGATTCACCTAAATTCTCAAGACCTACAACGTCAGCTTTCGAAGAATCCTTGTTAGCCTGTGATGCTGTCCAAATTGGTATTTGTAGTTCAACAGCAAGATTCCTTAATTCTGTATATATTAACTTTAACTCGTGTCTTAAAGAATCATACGCCTTAGAAGATTTCATTACATCAGCATAATCAACTGTTACAAGACTTGGTTTGAAACCTTTTAACGTTAGCTTTTCAATATGATTTCTTAAAGTCATAACAGAGGCTGACCCTGTCGGGTATTCTTTAATAATAAGCTTTCCAAGCTCCATTTTGCTATATTTGTCGACAACCTCTGATTTTCTATCTATAATTTCATTGCTAGGTATATCACATAGATTTGAGTCGTATCGCTTACCTGTGTCATGTTCTGATAATTCGAATGTATAATGTATTACATTTTTACCTGCTCTCATAGCAGAACATCCCATTGCAACTAAGAAGTGAGATTTACCTACACCTGTATTTGCTGCTATAACACCCAACTCACCTCGGCCCAAACCTCCTCTAAGAATATCTTGTGAATCAATCTTGTCTAGTCCTGTTGGACAAACCTGCCTGTTTATCTGGACAAATCTAGCCTCGATATCATCGAAGAAATTGTGACCTGCAGTATTTGGCATACCAACTGAAATAGCTTCTTTCATTATGTTAAGAACAGATTCATACTTTTCAGTCTGTATTAACTCTACACTTTGTTCTAATGCGTCCTTGAAAGCTTGTCTTTTACAAAACTCTAATGATTTATCTTTAACATACTGCAAATCGCCTATGTCAGGATTCGTCTTCATACGATGTAGATATTCAATTATCTGATCTCTAAGAACATGATCCTTAGACTTCGACAAATCTTCTTTGATAATAGTAATAAGAATTGTAAGTGTTGGAAAAGTCTTATATTTTTCGTAATATGCAAAATACTTTGTGCACAAAAACGAAAGATACTTAAGATCAAAGTAGTCAGGTCTCATTACTTCAATCATTTGTGCTGACCACTGAATATCTGTCAGCATACTTTGAAAAACTTTTTCTTGAAAAGCTTTACCAAATTTAGAAAAGTTTCTGTTTTGACTCATTAAATATTGTTCCTTAATGATGATTTAATTGATATGAAAAATGAATGAATATCAAAGGTATTGAGGCCTTCTCTGTTCATAACTCTGTAAAGATCCATTTTGTTTATTTTATCTTCTTTGTTGTCTAGCTGGTAATTTATTTTTTTAATCTGGTCAGCGCTCAACATCATTGAATCCAAATACATTAATTTCCAGTTTTTTCTTATATTGGATTCACTTAATATTATATTATCAAAGAGCTTTATTTTACAACCAGAATTTACTTTATTTTGCGACTCATTAATAATATCATCAATTGTCACGTCTTCATACAGAGACAAAACAGGAAATCTCTTCGCCATACTTTTAAATCCAGCTCCTTTAGCACCTTTTAATCCATCACTTGGATCTCCAATAAAACATCTAGCTAAACAAAAATTCTGCGCAGATATGTTCCATTTTTCTATTACATATTTTTCATCAATCAATTGTTTCTTGTTAGGTGACCAAATTTTCGTGTTTTCATCTAAAAGCTGATAATAATCCTTGTCAGACGTTACTATTATTTTGTTTATATTTTGTTTCTTTGTTTTTACAAGATATGAAATTACATCGTCAGCTTCACAATCATTTACATAAATTTGCGTTACTGGCGTCTTATATAAAATCTCTACCAATGTTTTTAATTGATAGTTCCTGTTTTCTTCTGTGTCAGGTATATCTTTATAGTAATGACTTCTATTTAACCGCACAGGACGTCTACCATTTTTATAGTTCTTGTCAATAGCTCTTCTTCTTAACGAACCTCCCCCTTCCCAAGCTACAACTATTTTCTCAGGCTTAAACTTCCTTGCTAAATGATCTATGNTCCCTAAAAAACCAATTATCCCACCACAAAGCTGACCATTTAAACTCTTAGAAGGATTAGCAGCAAAATGCCGCATAAAAACATTTAGTCCGTCAATATAAATGATGGGTTTTTTAAAATTATTATTCATTCTTTCCTCTTTCTTTATATTTAAAAATATGAAGAAATTTTTTAATTTACATTGAGATTGGAAAAACATGTCTTATATAGAAAGAAATACTTATTTTGCTGAATTGAATGGTGCTTTATCTACAAGAACTACAGCAGGCAACAATGGCGTTGGTTCTGGTATCAAAGGTGTTTTAGATTTTACAAGTAATAGACACTGGATTTCTTCCAATCAAGCAAAAACAGACTTTACTGTTACATCTGAGTGTTTAATTCAAGGATCTTCACAGGGGACAAACACCGACAATGACTTTTATCATAGATATGGAATCACAGGAAGCAATCTAGCGTGTTCTTACAGCGGACAAAGCAACGCTGAAAGCTCAGCTGCTTATTCAAAAATAGACGAAGACACTTTTTCAATATCAAACATAGGAAGCTTTAGTTTTGAATTGACAGGAAAGTATAATAACGGGTATTTTTGCGACGAAAATTCAAAATTGATAGTATTAAGACTGGGATATTAAGATGACGTATGGTCATATATTAAAACCAGATGTCAGTATTGGTATAATTGATCTGGACACGTCTGGTGTTACCATTTCAAACGCAGCGCCAAAAGTAGAATTTAATGCTGTATCTTGGAAATCATCAAACAGCGGATCAGCTTCAGTTACTGGCATAGATAATGATATTATCACGCTTGTTGCTAATAAAAAGTATCTGTTACAAGCTACTTTAAGTTTTAACTCACAACACACTAGTTATTTAAATGATAGAAAGTTTAGATGGTATAATGAAAATACTTCTTCTTGGTCTGGAAAACCCGGAGTATGCAATGCAAAATACGAAGCATACGGAGGTGTATCTTTAGAAAGAATAGATGAATCCGCAAGAGCAGTTATAGTTATTGGTGCATCTAACATAAACGTAAGTCTAAGATATTCAGGAACCACAAATCAATCTTTTAAAGTAGGTGATAGAAATCTTTCTTCACCTTGGTCATATATAGAAGATTATGGTAGAATAGAAATATGGGAATTTAATCAATGACATATAATCTGTATATCAATAGTGAAACTAGCTCAATTTTGTGTGATTTTACAATTTCTTCTGATCAAAGTGTAACATCTACTTCAAGCTACAGTCAAACTATCAATATTGACGCTATTAGTGGGTCGAGTGATGTCACTGTAACTAACAATATTATTTCTTTACCAAAAGGCTACGAATTCTTAGTAAGGTTTTTTGTAGGAATAAGCAGAAATCTTACCCAAGGTGAGTTATATGCTAAAGTAGAATATAGCAACGGATCGAGTGTTTTAGACGCGACCTTGGCAGAAATTGGTGGTAATGGAAATAATAAAACTTCACTTGAAGATATTACATGCGTTATTGATACTAGCAGTGAAGCAAAAGATATTGTTTATAAAACATATAGAAACTCAGACAATGTCTATACAATATCATTACTATCAGAGTACTGTTACGGTATCATTATTGGTTTTAAAAAGTAATCTACTTCAACATCTCAAATGCATCTTTATGTGTATCCATTACTTGTCTTGCAACTTCTTGCACTTCTGAATAACTCTCAGGATTAATAGCAGGATCTTCTGACTGATTCTTTCTAATCATTGCTTTCTCTAAGAGCATTTCAACATATTGACTGTATTCTGGATGATTGATAATTTCACGAAAGTCTGCTTTGTAAAACTTCTTTTCAATAATTTGTTCTCCATCATTATTGTAAACTTCTAAATGTTTCCATGCTCCATTTCCTCCGATTTCAATAGTATAACCATCAATTTCTTCTGAACCATGTTTTCTTAACAGGTCAAACATTTGCTCGTGCTCTCTGATTCCTTTACCAAAGTGTATTTCAAAATTGCAAGTTCTAAAAGGCGCTGAGACTTTATTTTTTATGGTTTTAGCTGAAACGTTTATACCAATCGGCTCTTTATCTTTATTCACAATTTGCGAACCGGCGCCGAGCTTTATCCTTACAGAACTGTGAAAGGGTATTGACATCATATTACTCCTCTACTTTCATAGAGGTATGGACTATATCTTCAAAAATCTTTTTATGTGAAATATTTTTTAAATCACTTGACCAATATCTTAAAACACTATAACCTTCATTCAAAATATCTTGTGTTTTTGTTTTATCATATTCCCATATTTTTTTTGCTGTTTTCTTTGACGGACCAATAATGTCATTTGCTTTATACTTTTTAGGATTAGCATGCCAATAATCACCATCAATCTCAACAATTAAATTATACGCTGGGATGTAAAAATCGCACTTATATCTTTTAACAGGTTTTTGTTTTTCATACTCAATATTGTTCATGTCAAGTATTAAAGCAAACAATCTTTCAGGCTTAGTATCTTTAGAGCTATTTGGAAGCTTATTTTTTTTAATCCAGCTTTCCATTTTTCTATCTGCAACTTCTTTACCAAATAGAATAGTCCATCTTTCATAATTTGACTTTTTCATCCAGTTTGTAGGTTGTCGCTTTCTAGCGTTCACATATTCTTCAGGATTTTTTTTATAAATTTTAGTCATTAATTCAGATTGTCTTTTTTTGTATTCTTTAGTACTGGTTGCTTTTTTAACTCTATTTTTCCTTTTAGTCTTAATCTCTTCTGAAGCGTATACTTTTTCTGTCATCTTTCGACAATTCTCTTTGTTTTCATTTGAATGACGCCAAGCGTTAAATCTATCAAAGTTTCCAAGAATTGCATTAGGATATTTCATTTTATATTCTTCAGTTGTTATTTCATGACGCCTTAGATGAGAATTTGTTATTGCTTTAAATTCTTTGCCACATATTTCACATTTAAACTTTTGTCCCGCGCTCATAGGTACTTTCTCCTTTTTATACTATATATTATGCAACGGCAAAGTCATACATAATTTCAATAAAAAGATTAGTCATACTAGTCTCTGAACCTTTAACCTGTCACCAGGAGACTTGGCTGCGAATTACCCAATCCTATATCTTTTTGAACATTCACGCTCGCAATTACTTGCCACGTTGTAGTGTTATAGGCTCTAAGGGCGTTCTCGCAATTCACGGGATGAATTTGCATTTTAGACTCTTACAAGGGAGGCAATCATTTCACCACCCGGAGTTGTATTGTGATTAACTTCATTACCTGCAAGATAACATTCGACATCAGGAACAGAAACGTCAACAACTTGCATTCGTTGTTCAACTTTGATTGCATCTTTTCTGTCTTTTGACTTAATCCACTCATTGTTAACAAGCGTCTTATGCACTGATGTTGTTTTAAGTCCTGATGGTAGCATATAATGTGTGTCGACAGCATTTTTAACAACAAAATTTGTCATGTCTTTATACCCATTTGGTGTATTAATTTTAATACCTAAATCTGATAGGTCGTACTCACATGGCGTTTCAAAGTCATCAATATTTAGCTGACTTGCGAGGTTTCTTAACGTTGTTTTAATTTTCATATTCTTCCTTTTTATTTAAAATTTTTATTAAAGTATTTTTTATTAAACATAGAGCTTTCATCAAACTCGACTTCTATTTCTGTATCTAAGTCTACACACGTAGGATCACCATACATAGTATTGTGAGAAAGTATACCATTTGAATAATAACTGTGTGTATCCTCTACTTCAATATCAGCTATTTCCATAGTATCTTCATTAAGCGCAACCCTACAAATGATTTCCTTATCTTGACTTTTAGCTACAAAACTATCAAAATTAGTTAATTCTATAGCTTCAATCCAAGCAAAATCGCATGTTTGATTGAGCTTTACCCAAAACTTATGCAAAGGTGATGTTTGAACTATTACTTCGTTAGTTTCTATATTAATTAGTTCATATGTTTTAGTTGATTCTTTTCTTACAATATGTTTAATATCTTTCCAGCAATTTTGTTTTTTATTAAAGTCATATGACTCTATTTCCCACCCGTTTACTCCAATTGGAACATTAAGCGGCATATTGTTAAAATCATATCCCATTTCTAAAAATAGATTACGTAATGTTAGTTGCATTTTTAATTTGTTCTCCTAATTTATTGAAAAATTCTTCATTGTTTTCGTTTATGTCTTTTTCCCAAACGTATATTAATTTATAGTTTTTATTTTTGGCATATTTCCTTTTCATATAGTCACGTCTTCTTGAATATTTTTGCCATTCATTTATCGGACCGTCTTTATACACTCTAGGATTGCAATGCCAATAATCTCCTTGCACTTCTAAGAGAATATTTGAATTTTTTATCATAAAATCAAATTCCCATTTAGAATTAATCTCTAAGCGTGACCATTGTTCGTATTGGATATTAATTTTATCAAGCAATTTTCTTACAAATGCTTCAGTTTTAGGCTCTTTCCCAGTTGATGAAATTACTGGTCTTATTCTAACATATTCAATATTTAATTTATTTAAAATGTTTTCAGTTTGTTTGAAACCTCTGCCTATTATGTTTGCAATATCCTTAAAATGAATTCTTTGAGAAGCTAAATCAATGATTTTTTCTGTTTCTATCATTCTTAAGTCTGAAGGTAGAAATTTAATTGTTTCAACTTTACAAATTTCTTCTTTAATTCTCGTATAAGACCTTGGCCCAATTCCAACTATTTCTCTTATTTCTTTATCTACAACATATTTTTTACTCCATAATTCTTGAAGTTTATCTAATTGTTCTTTTGTTGCTTTGTATTTATTAACATCACTAATTTTTTTTGCTTTTTCTTGTGTGCAAGGCTTAGAATTTCCTAGGGCAATTTTTGTTTTTGTCGAATTAGAGTGCTTCTTGCCAATACGATTGTTTCTAGCTTTTCCTGTGAGAGGTTTTCCTTTTCTGTAACTGTTGTCACATTTTACATTGCAAAATTTATTTTTTTTATACGAAAGTTTCTTAGGTATAAACTTTTCACAATATAAACACTTTTTTTCCGGCAAACTTTCTCTTTCACAAGACATACAAATTCCTCTTGGACTTTGAGCTTCTCTAGTAATATTACAAACTTTACATGTATATTTTATTCTTTTTTGACTCATGTTACCTCCTGTATATTACTATGTATATCTTAAGTGTCTAAACTAGGTTTGTAAAACTTGCTTTTTTCTGACATTGACAATAGTATCTGGGTGAACACAGCCTATCTTTATGCGAATCTGATTTAAGCAGACCATCAAAACTTTTTCATTCGCTATTACGCCTGTAATTTTACGCATACCTTTAGAGATAGCTCGTGCTTGAAGTCCAATGCTCTCTTTATCATAGTCACCTGTTAGCTCTGCTTTAGGCGAAGTAGCAGCTACTGAGTCCCAAATAATAGTCACAGGAACATCTTTATCCATAGCTTTTGCTTTAATAATAGTACTTTCAGCAATGGATAATACTTCTTCTGTGCAATGTGTATCAACATATACAAATCTCTTTGTTATATCAACACCCAGCATTTTAAGATTTTCTACAGATGTTGCATTCTCTGTGTCAATATAGACTACGATTCCGCCCATTTCTTGCGTTGACTTAGCAATCTGTGTAGCAATATGAGACTTTCCAATAGAAGGTGGTCCAAAGATTTCAACAATACGACCCTCAGGTAAACCACCATTTCTCCTATTCGAAATTATATAATCTAATTGCTTAGACCCCGTGCTTATCCATCTACTTACGTGAGTTGGTGACTCATCTGTGCTTAGATTATAAGCGACTCTTGTTCCTCTTTCTTTGTTGAGAGACTTAATAAGATCTGCTGTAAAGTCGTTTAACTGGACTTCTTCTTGCTTATCTTCTTTTTTGACTTTTTTAGCTTTTGCCATTTTATTTCCTTTTTAAGATTTATACTTTTATTATAATATATGCTTTCAATTTATACAAAAAAACCAGCGAAAGGCTGGCTTTAATGTTAGTAATTAATAATATATTACAGTGAGTCTAAATCAGCGAATGCATCATCTAGGCTTTTATATTTACCATTGATTGCGTCAGGAGAGTTTTCGTCTTTTTGAGATCCGCCTCTAACAGTTTCTTGTTTAGCTGAATCGTCGTCATCACCATTAAGCCACTCGTTAATAATACCTTCAAGCTCTTCGTAAGATTTAAGTTCAAAAATATCATTAACATCAGGAATATTATCAAGCCATTGCTTTGACTTTGCTGAATCTTCTGATAGTGTTGTGTCCTTTCCACGAGGTCTTACATCTGTTGTTGCCCACTGTTGTCCTGGGTTCTTTTGACAACTAATTCTTACATC